CCAGCTATAATCTTACAACCATTTTCAAACTCAACAGAGCCTTTGTTCCACTCAATTACACCCTGTTGTAGCCATCCGGGTAAAGCTTCATATGCAATCTTAATTCGATCAAGAATCTCACGAGCTGAATCGCCCTTATTTGCGAGAAGTGCGACTGTTTTATAGTCGTTAAAGAGAACATAATGTAAGATTACTGCGGCTGCAGTAGTTGTTTTACCAGCTTGACGAGAGGTATTTACTGCGACTCTTCTATTGTCCGTTATCGCTTTACATATATCTTTCTGATAATCATACATTTTGATGGGTATTAGCCCATGATCTACATGCACAATTTGAATATACTTCTCTGAAAAATATATAGGATTATTAGCACACTTTATGTATTCGCTGATCATATCTTGATCAAACTCTATAGGTGTGCCCTTTCTCTTTAGGTTAACGTTTCCGTTATAGCCCTTAGCCTGCATAGAACTATTCATCACTATTCTTCATTTCTTTTACTAATTTCTGTAGTTCAGCAGTAGATCCTACAAATAGATTGTTGTTTGTTACACCCATATCACCAGTATCAGCTTCTTTAGGCTTATCTTTCTCTTTATCTATCGTCATTTTAACGAGGTCTTTGTTAGCATTGACAAGCGTATTCATGATAGTCGAAACGACCTCATACGCTCTAGGATGCTCGGATGCCTTAGCGACATTTAGCATCTGCTCTAGTGCTTCTGTTCCTGACTCGATTACGTTATAGAAGTTTGATCTCGCATACTCGTAATCTCTGTCTATTTTATGGTCAACTGGAGCTTCTTGCCTTTCAATGATTTTCCCTTCAACTACATCATCAAGAGGCTCAAGTCCAAGACTTTTGCCTATTTCATCATTCATTAATCGTTATCCAATATTTCTATTATGTGTTTCCAATCATCATCTTGGTTTGTTGCAGTAAAGCCGTCGGTAAGATCAATGTCTGTTTCAGCGACTCTCGCACCAGTGAGTGCTGATCCATTATTAGCTGCCGTAAACGTGCTTCCTACTTTGTAAGTGACACCCGAAGTGCCCGCTGTTGTATTCCAAACAGCTTGAGATGCTGTATAAGCTGAAGTGCCTATACCAGTTGCATTGCCTAAGTCGAGTATCTTGTATACTGTAGTGCTCACGAATGAACCAGCAAGCACTTCAACACCAGGTGTTATATGAATTTGCTCACCACCATCGGCTTCAGCAAAACTCGGATATAGATCAACATCGATAAACTTGATAAGCTTCTTAGTTGAAGTAGGACCAAAAAAGTACGCTTTCATTGTGAAGCTTAATGTATATATCAAAGCCCTTCTTGTCTCAAAGTCCGATTCATATGAATCTTCCATTGCTACGCTGTTTAATATTACTGGTATATCCACAAAGTTTGCTAATGTGTCAATCATCTTTACGCCAACAGTAATATCAGGCTTAAAGAATGGCACTATTTGCTCTAATATCTTACTAGCATCTTCATTATACTTAGTCATTATATTTAACTGAAACTCAATATCATATGGTGCTGGAGTAAACAGTGCTGTTGCACTCTTATCATCAGTACTTATAGCTTTAGCTTGCTTGGTTAGACTGGTTAACTTTCGTTCAGCACTATACGTCATTCCTGTAATTTCAAACGACATTCTAGGTAAAGTCATTGCAGGAGCATTTAACTTTGGATCTTGATCTAGTTTAGCTAGTATCTTTTGCATTGGCGCATAATTAACTGGCACCTTTATCTTACTGACAGAAGTGTTAGCGTTATTCTTTCTCTCAATGATTATGTCATTGAAGAGTGTTCCGAATACGGCAACATATCTGCGAGTAGACTCGTTGTAAAAATGATTTCCATACATTAGAAGTTATCCTCACCGAATGGGTTATTTTGACTGAAGTCAACTATGTTATCCCCGAAAGTTTCAATTGTTGTATTATCAGCTATTGCATCATAACTTTCTACATTGTCGAGTCTTGAAGCAACAACTGTGATAGTGCCATAAGATCCGCTTGATTTTCTGTAGTAGAATGTGCCTGCAGTTGTTGGAACGAATGTTGTTTTTGAGTTAGTTCCAAGTGTGCCTGTAGTTGTTACTACTGGACTACCAATGGCTGAACCACTGCTTGGGTCTGAGTATATCTGTATAGCATTACCACTATTAGAAGAATCTGACTGATCGAATATGTATGTTCTTCCTATCTCAAGAGTGATTGGTGCATTAGCTACAGGCGCACCGAACAGTTCAGAGGCATCTTTAATATTAAACGCGCTGTTACTGAACGTGGTTGTATATGTAATACTTGTAGATGGTACGAATAGATCAACGTCATCAAACTTATTATCGATGAAATCATACGTAGTATTAAACGATTCGCCACTATATTCAAATAATTCTGCTTTTAGATCATATGTCTGTAGAGATCCCATTTGATAAAATATCGATTCGTGCTCAACATGCTGAATAGAGAATATCTTCTTATTCAATGGAAAGTAGATTAAGTCGCCTTCAAATGGTCTTATAGTTTGATTGTATCTTCCAACTTCGTCATCGTATGCTCTTTTAGCAATCGTCATTGTGACAGAATCTCGAATCTGAAGACCAAACTTAGATAAGAAGTCTCCTTCTCCTTCAAAGCCGTCAACATTTTTAACGTACATCTCAACAGAGAAAGCCGAATTGAATGCAGATAAATCGTCTTCATTCAGAAGCTCGTCTCTAGCTACAATTGTTCTGGGTATATACCAAACTTCCATGCCGTAAATCTTTATCGATTCTACGACCAAGTCCTCAATGAGAGACTGCTCCATTGAGGCTTCGAAGTTTTCAAAATAATAATTTTTAGCCACTTTTTTATCCTATCATGTCAGAAGCTGGTAGAGAATGACTATTAGCCATCTCCTCTTCAAGTCTTTGAATCTCTTCTCTAGCATCGCTTAATATCTGTTCTCCGTTAAACTGGACATTGCCAGGTAGAGTCATTCCATTAAATTTAGTTAAGTTAGAGCCCCATTGATACTTGATCTTAGCACTTGCGTAGTTCTGTAACCATCTATCTTTCCAAACATTAGAATACACGTTAGGGTCTACTATTTGATATGCTTCAACGACTATGAATTGACCATCTGATAGAGAGTCCCAATCTACATCCATATATAATTTGTTGATGTGTCTGTTATATCTTAACGGTATTGCACCAACTAAAAGTTCTTCCATAAGTCTTAAATTAGTCATTGACATATAGAAGTTAGTCATGTTATAATTAACTATATCGTGTAGATTATTTAATACGAATTGATATTCAACATTAAACATTCCAGCACCAGAAGTGATATTAGATCCTATATTGAATACATTGACTGCGCCTATAATTTCTTCTGGAACAGTAATGTATCTATTCTCAGCAGTGCCTTTAGTGACCTTTGCTACGACTGCTGTAGCTTCAGATATACTACCTCTAATAGTTTCACCGACTATGAATGCTGTGTTGCCAATAGCAAACTCTAAATCGATATTATCTGAAAGTGATAGCAGTCTATCAACTATGATATTGTTCTGATCAGTAACTGATTTTACTGTCACTGTACTAGATATGCCTGTACCTGTAACAGTCATTCCCGGCTTGATTGTTCCAGAATTGTTATCTAATACTAATGCAGATGTCGAATATGTTGCACCATTAACGGTTGCTGTAGCTTTACTAAGTCCTCCAGATCTTGGAGTTCCTTTGTAGTTTAAAGCCTTTCTACTACTAACTGTTCCTGTCGTGCCTGTTACACCAGGAGCAGTCGCTGTAAAAGTAGTAGTATTTGCTACAGGTGTGCCAGATACACCAACAGCTTGCCATTGAGGTGTGGTAGTATCTCCTAAGCTAGTTACGATATATTCTCTACCTATAACAAGAGCTCCAACAGTTTCTTTGGTATCATGTACTGCTCGAATTGTGGTTTTTGCTCCACTCGTTTCTCCAGTAATAGTCTCACCGTTAGTGAATGTGTTTGCTGTTTGCGTAGTAAGCGCTATAGAAGAGCTTACTATTCTATGCTTTAGGTACGTCTTTTCTACGCCATCAAAGTGATAGTCGTGATAATAAGAGAGTGCTTCATCAACTCGATCATCTACTTGATCTCCATCGACATTTATCTCGATCACAGGTGCGCCTAGTTTTCGCAAACACCACTTTTTAAACGTGTCTCTTGTAGTTGGCTGAGCCATAACTTTTTCCTATTTAATATTTTTAAGTACCATTATATATTTATACTATCTAAAGTGGCTTGCTGAGTTCTTCCCAACTTACCTCGTAATCATCACTAGAATTCGCATACTTCATTATACCTAACTTTTCATACTCAGGTATAAATTCTTCTCTAAGCAATCCCACTCTTTTTAGATTTGGCATTATTCTAGTAAATAGTGTACTTTGAAACTTTTCCTGAATCCAGTGTGGTGGGTCCATCTGATAATCTTCTGTGTACTCTACTCCCATACCGTAGTGCTCCCAAAGAGCAAACGGTTTAAGATTTTTGCGACTAATGGTGCAAGCCTCTAGAGCAAATTTAGCTCTATCATACTGCTCTTCTTCACTTAGCGTTTCAATATAATCTTTCAAAAATGTTATACCGAAAGCAACATGACGAGCTTCATCTCGTAGTATTAGCTCTATCATGTTTTTGTAAACAGGATCTTCTGTAGCATCTTTCGCAACACTAAAGGCAGCAAGTGCGAATCCTTCTAGTATTACTTGCATTCCCAAAAACTTTAAATCCCATCTAGGATCTGTGAGTATTTTATCTAGAAGACCTTTAAAGTGTCTGTTAACAGGCCATAGCTTATTCAATCTTGTCCGAATATACTTATTAAAAGCTTCTACGTGCCTTGCTTCGTCAAATGCTTGACTAGCTGCATATAGTTTAGCATCGTAGCTAGGCGCACAACTGCATAGTTGACTTGCCACTAACAGAGAACATTGCTCTCCATGTAGAAATTGACTATTGTACCAAGAGAACATGTCAGATAAAAAATCGATTCGTTTTTCTTTATTCCAAGTTTTATAGACTTTATGATTCTCCCATTGAGCGTTCTCAAACTCAAACATAAAGTCTGTGATTCCTGGATACTCTATAGACCAATCAATATCTAATTCTACATTCCAATTAAGCTTTTTGCCTAGAGAATATAGTCTCTGTATTCTATCTTCTCGACTTGTGTAGTCCCAATTATAAGATATTTGCAAAGGGGTCTCAAAAGTTTCTACTATGTCAAGAGGTTCTATATCTCGCATACTACTCCCTGAAATCAAGTATAATAGTCTCTTTCCAGTTATCTTCTATTGCTTTCTTTTCTGCATTATCTTCCGCAGAGCCAATTTGTCCATGAAATGCGTTAGCTAGATCCATTCTTAGATCATGAGACTCTACATAAAACTCTGGAGCACACTTTTGTGCTATTCCTCGAAGTCTTGCAGGAGAGTCTTCTCTTGTCATTAGATCAACTAATCCTAATAAGGTAGAATCTACTGGAAAGTTATCTATCATTTCAGCAATAGTAATCTTTTCGTCTAAATCTCTATCTTCATAAAATACGAGACCAGCAACACATGGATTGATTGCTAAAAGCTGTCTATATGTTGTGCCAATTTCAGTTTTGCCGTCTGAGGGCAAATCTCTAGCTGGTTTTTTATTTGGAAATTCACTCATTAGTTGTACCCCAAAGTTTGACCATAAAAAGCATCTTCTTCTCTTGTATAGTCGTGTTCATAAGGAAGTGATTTTACTCTAAACGTTATAGATGATGCGTCAAGAATAACATCAAGTTCTCTTTTGTATTGACCTATATATTTGTCTCTAGGATCATCGAAAAGCCAAAAGTTATACTCAACTTTTCTAGGCTGTCTTAAAGAAGTGAACAGCAAATCGTGATTACCTGACATTTCTCGTAACTTACTATTAAGTGATTCAAATAAACTTAAAGCATCAGCCTTTGTGTCAAATTCTATTATACTTGGCATTAACTTACTCTCCATTTACCCATAAGATGACCTAATATCGTTTGCACTTCTTGATCAGATAAATATCTTCCATAATCTAGCACTTCCATGATATGACCTTTATAGTCCATGCCATTATTCGATGACACTAGCGGTGTCCGGGTAGCAGTAGAGTCGGTACTACCCGCAGAATTTGCCCCAGCTCCTAAATAATGGTAAGCGTTATTCGATGCTCCATTAGTGCCAGTAAATGTACTATCGTCATGACTATCTGTTAGAGTTGCCTTTCTAGCCATAGCGTTTGGTGGTGTCATAGTTTCTATGTGATCATTGTTTTTCCAAAGTGTCATTGTGCCTCCAGCATTGACTTCATGTTTTGCTCTATGACATATTATATAGTCAATATCAGTAGATACATCAGTAGGACCTACCCATCCTGTATTCGCCGGATCGTCTAGAAATGCATTATTAGTTCCGCCAGTTGACAGATTCCCAGACATGCCCCAAACATCGTATTGTAGAAAATCTTCTACGCCATTTCCCTCTGTGTCATCAGAGCCAATGTAAATGCTACCAAAGCCAGAATGGACAGCTTTAAGAGTAAAAGCAGCTCCACAAACCATACCAGGATCGTGTTGGCTAGTTCCCTTTCTCAATACATAAAAAGTAGTGAAATCGAACTGTGTGTTGACTCTAGCGTCAGTTAAGTAGAATCCTTTACTAGTTCTAAACATATCTAGACTAGGAAGACCTGCTTGAGATGTGCTTAATTTAGGCGTGTTATCAGCAACAGTTTGAGTTGCGTGATAATTGTTACCACTTTTATCGTTTATTGCAGTAACAAATGTGGTGCTGCCTAACGCAGAGGTCGTCAGTGTGCTAGTCTCTGATACGTCATACCATCTATAGATATCCGGTAGATCTTTTGGATTAAATACGCTAGAAATTACTCCCGCACATATCATTAGCTAATGCCTCCACCGTAGATGAGATAATTCGGAACAGTAGCAGAGTTTGTCGCACTTCCGTCTGCGATACAAACGAGTTCAGCAGAACCACCTGCCGCTATAATTCTATTCGCACTATTTGACGTTGTTACAGCTCCACCAGTTAAGAATCTCACATATTGAGCAGTGCTAGAGCCATCAACGTCAATCGTTAGTGTGCCAGTACCAGCATTTATAATAACCCATGATTTTCCGTTATCAGCAGCAACAGCGGCAGGAAGAGCAATTGTTCCAGCACCACCAGTGTATATTATTTTCTTACCTGCAAAAGCAGCAAACTCGGAAACACTAATGCTAGTATCAGTAGTGGGCGCTAGTGTTTGTGACCCTGTTATTCCAGATGATACAGTAAGAGCGCCGTTGACTGTAGTAGCACCAGCAGTGAATGCTTTGTCTGAGTTTATAACTGCTAAAGTACCACCTGCAACATCTGGAAGATATATATCGTAAGCACCATTAGCTACGGTAGCATTCGGAGTGGCGTTTAACTTAAATGATTTTTGAGC